CGGAAAGCAATATATAATGCGAAGCATCGAAGACCAGTTGTAAAGAAATCACAATTGAAAGCATTTATGGCGAAAGCTAATGCTCAACTGGAAGCTGAACTAAATAAGAGGAAGACAACACCGTTGAAACGACAATCGTTTAATCCAATCCAATTAGCACATGGAATTTACAAGATTTATGTAAATGACAGATATGCTTGTACTGGAACCTTGGTAGGGAACAAAATGTATGTAGTATTACATTGTTTAGAAGAAAACAGCGAAGTAAAAATGAAGGCTATAAACTCATCATCAGTGATAGAGTTGAAACCCGAGTTGCTAGTAGTTGTTTCCCCAGAAATAGGATATATACCAGTTAATAGTGTAGCTAGTGTGTTCAAGAAAAAGAACTTCAAAATGATGGAGAACGCTGGAATAGTAAGTGTTTTCGGTTTTGGAAATGGACAAAAAGAAGAACCAGATTTGTTAATCGGATTTGCATCCCCTTTGGGATGGTATAATTGTGCAACACGTGATGGTGATTGCACCTCTCCAGTTTTAAATGGAGATGGAAACATTGTAGGTTTTCACACACATGGTGATGGAAAAGGTTTTGGGAAATTTGAACCCATAACGCAAGAGTTTTTAGATGCTATCGATGATGATAATGTAACTCTTAATGGTCTGGATTTTCGGACCAGCCTCTCTTCCCCAGTCAATTGTTAGAAGAGCATTTCTATGAAAGGTACCCTTCTAAGTATTTGGTGAAGGGTGAGGCAAGCGTTTTTAAAGATAAAGCCTTTATCAACGGCAAGCATGAACTAATGCTTGATGAGGATTATTTTCCGATAATCTGTTCAATAGAAAAATATCCGCGCTATCAAAACAAGCGCGTTTTAGATCCACAAATAAAAATGATGATAGATCAAACTGGGAACAAAGAAAGTCTAAATTGGGGTTTACCAAAACCTAACGAAGATGCGTCATACAAGTCCTTAGCTAAGTATGGTAAAGACATACCACATATGAGTAACGAACAAGTGAAAAATATGAATAAAGCATGGTTAATGTGTGAAAATCACTTCTACCCGTACATGGGAGAATCAAAAGTGATTACACAAGACGAAGCAGTAAGGCATTTAGACATGGGAACATCACCTGGTGCACCTTTCACGTTGTTTTATAAAACGAAGAAAGAGTTATTTGAAGCTGATCCAGAATTGGAAGCTTGGTTGGCCGAAGATTGGAATACAATGGCCAAACCTGGAAAGTGGAACTGTTTGTTCACGAACTCACTTAAAGAAGAAGTTCGACCCATGGAAAAGATACAACAAAATGCTATAAGAACATTTTTAAGTGGAGGAGTTGATGCTGTAGTGCAAGGCTCCCGGTTGTTTCTTGATATGAATGAGAAAATGTATGCAGCTCATCTTACTAGCTCTTCAGCAGTAGGAATGAGTCCTTACAAAGGTAACTGGAACACCTTGATTGATAAATTGAAGGTTTTTAAGAATGGTTATGCTCTTGATGAATCGCAATATGATTCATCATTACGTTCATATTTGATGTGGGCATGTGCTTTGTTGAGATGGAACATGTATAGAGAGGAAGATAAAAC